AGGAAATAATGGTTTGTTTGACATAATCTTACTTTCTTATCCTATGCATGTAGCGTGGTTCGTTTGTTGTTAAAGATGTATTTAATTTTAAATAATTAACTATAGTAATCAATGTATTACTTTCTTCTGTAGTTAAAACAGTAGAACGCATTTTTAACATCGTCAATAAACTACTTAGTAAAGAACCAGATAGTATTGATGATAAACAAACTAAAAAGTATTTTTGAAAATTAGCGATAGTCATAGTTCTAATATATGAAATAGTATATTTTAATACTAATGTTGATGATTGAGATTAGATAAAGTTACAGTTTTAACATATTCTTGAACATTATTAATATACTCTTGAATACCATCATCTTCACTTATATATGAGAAATCTAATGGATTATCATTTTTAGGTATTAATCTTACCCATGAATCAAATAGCTTTCTATATTCTTCATTATCAGGTAATTTAATTTTAACTCTAGCTTGACTACAATATTTTAACCATCGTTGTTCTATTTCAAACACATTTATACCAGCAGGATGATTCCAACCTGTCATAGCTAATTTATATTGTATAAACCAAGTTAATGCTTCTTTAACAGTAACATGATCTGGAACAAAAGGATAACCTTCACTATCTACAGGATAACCTTTATATAACACTAAAACAAAACCATCACTAAAACTTGTTTTTAAGTAACTAGGTTCTACTTTATAAAATTCATTGATACCATTAAAATCTTCTATTCTATTAATTAGTTTTAAATGAGCAGAACGAGAATAATCTGAACTTTCATTTTTTAATACTAAATTGTATTCATATTCTTCTGTTTCAGCTGTAGCAATAGGATTATAATAACAAAATTCTATTTGAGAAATATCTTCAGGAAGTCTAGCAGAATAATTACTAATCTTTAAAATACGTTTCTTATCTATCAATCTTGGAGTAATACCAATATGATCTAATGCTTCAGCCATCCACTCTATAGCATCTCCTTCTAAAGATATAGAAGCTTTAGTATCTCTAAAGAATTTAGATATGATTTGCTTTGAACTTATATTTTGGTATATCATGTAAATATTTGATTTTAGATAATTTTAAAGGGTCTTTTCTTAATTTAGCTAATAAAGGTTTTAATATCTTTTCTGAAATAACAAAATTAAAATACTTTTTATTTTGTACAATACAATAAATCTTAAACCAATATAAAGCTAAATAATAATCATCAGTATAATATACGATATAATTCTCACCATCTGGATTATCTTTACTCTTTATTGTTTTACCTTCTTTTAGTAATTGTTTTTTTAATAAGTTTGTTTCATACCAATTAACAACATTTTTACTAAAATCTCTTCTTATTTTAACTAATTGAAGACTAGATAATCTACTTCCTAAATTAAATTCTTTTCCTTCAGCTAAATGTTCTGAAACACGTTTATTAAATGCAAACAATATAGTAGAAAATAACTTTCTATTTACTTTACCACCTTTAGATTTATAGTAATCATAAATATCTTTTACATCGTATCTATTGTTTGTCATCGTTAATTACCTTATCTGAAGGAATTTGTTGTTGAACACTATAACGTTGAATTAATTGTTCTATCATTTGATCTGCCATATCTCTTGAACAAGGATAATCTGTTTCTACATATCCTTCAATTAAATGTGGATTTTCAAATATAGCTCTTACGGTTAAAGGGGAGGGTGGAGATGCGATTAGGTTTTGTTCATTTATTGAAACAGGAAGTTTATCTATTAGTTTTTGAGTAAGATTAGCTTCATCTGATTTAGGATGAATTACATAAATATAATCATTTATGATAGATGCTCTAATGTTTTTACCTGTCCATTTATCATGTGCTACATAAGGTAAACGTTCAATAGGTATTAAATCTATTGCTTTATGACCATATCCTATAAAAGTTAATTCAGATCTATTTTTAACTCTTATTCTTGAAGGAATAGGATTAGTTGAACGATATACAATAGATTCTTGATTAATAGCTATATCATTAACAAAATAATTTATTCCTTCTTGTGTTGTATCTTCTACTAAAGAAATAGATAATTGTTGTTCGTATTCTTGAGGTCTCCAATCAGATTCTAACCATCTTCTAATTAACAATGCTCTTAAATTATATATGTCGAACTCTATTTGACGAAAAGATATAAACTCATTGTTATTCCCTCTCCCCCCAACAACATGGTTGTATATTCTATAAGTAATTTCTTTTAATGATACCATAGGTCTAATATAAAAAAAAGGATAGTTACTTTCATAACTATCCTTTTATTATTTTTAATAGATTACTAATTATAATCCAAACATTGTTTTAAACCATGTTAAAGTACTATTGGTTGTAGTAGCATATAATAAAGATTTAGCAGCAGTAGCAGAAGCAGGATATGCTAATATTAATACATGACCTTTATTTTGAGATAGTACGTTTTCACTATTGTTGTTTTTAACAGTAATGAATACTAAATCATAACCTACAGAAGGAGTAAGATTTAAAGTAACTGAATTAAATTCATATACTTTAGGAGTTTGAGGAAAATAAGTACGACTTAAATATCCTAATCCAGCAGCTTCTTCTTGTAAAGCTTTAATATGAGCAGGAGTACCAGTACCAGAAGTAGGAGTAGCTGTAGCACCAATATTTACACCAGTAATATTATTACCGTCTTGATCTGTTACAACAGTATAAAAAGAAACACCTTCTTCTTTAGTCTCAAGAACTAATGTATCTCCTGTACCACTAGTTACAACAAAAGAACTAGAATTAGCTAATATAGCAGCTCTTAAAGCACTACAAGTAAGAGTAACACTTGATTTTGTAGGAACTGTATAAGTTTTAAACTCATCAGGAGTATAATTTTTATCTACACGAACTAGTTTAAGATTTACAGAAGTAATTGCTCCACCATCATTAGGTAAACCACTTATAGTAGTTTTTTGTTTAACAGCAGCTTTGTATAAAGCTAATTGTACATCTAATACATCACCAGGATATATTAATTTAGATTTACGAATTTCATTTACATCGTCTGTATTTTGACAAATATAAAAGGGTTTTGAAATTTTAGAATTTGCAATAGGAATATTAAGGTTATCTATTCCTATAAAAGATACAGCATCTTTTGCAAAACTAGCATGAGTTGTTAAAACTCCATCGTTAGATACGAAAATAGGATTGCTATTATCAGTATTTAAAGCTGCTAATCTATGAATGAAAAATTGTCTTTCCATGATGTTTTATAAATTAAATTTAAGTTGAGAGTTCTTGGAATTTACCTTCTGGACCAAAACGGTCTTTAATAGATAAAATTCGTTTTATTGTTTGGTCAACAATAGTTTCATGCGCAGTTATATATAAATCACAATCTACTTGATGAGTTATACTAACTTTTGCAGGTTCTTTAATATACGTTAAATATACATTATTTATATCAAATGTATTATTAGTATATATATGAAATTTTTTATTAGCAATTGTAAATAAAGGTTCTTCTATAGAAGTTGTATTAAAAGGATCATCTAACATTCTATATATACTATCTTGTTTAACTCTTTTACAAAATACTTTATCTGTTATTTCTCTATTATTAAGTGTATAAACAATATCTACTAATAAAGATATAGGTAAATAGTAATCAATAGGATAAGAAATAATGCGTGTTTTAAATTCTTTAATATTTTCTACAGGAGGATTTATTAAACCATTAATTGTTTCTTCTTTAATTAATGATTGAATATCTTGAGTAGCTTTATGATTAAATTCAAATCCATTAGAAGTAAATGTAAAGTGAGATAATACAAATTCTCTAATAACATGATTTAGATGTAAATCTATTTCTTCTTGTTGTAAATCATAATCTATATGAGAAGCAAGGCGCTGAACACCTTGCGTTATCTCAATATGCATTTCATCAATAGTCATTATTAATTAACTTCTAATTCAAGTTCTTTTTTTAAACTATCTAATTTCTCTACTTTTTCAGAACGAGGAGTAGGTACACTTTTTTTTGCTTCTTGTAATTTAGAACGCATTTGATTTACTGTACCACTATTTTGTTTACTTTGAATAAACAAAATCATTTCATCATCATTTTCTGCTAAAGGAGAAGGATTACTTTCATAATAATATGCATTAGCTACTTGTCTAATAATATTATATTGAACTAATTCACGAATCATTCCTAATAAAGGAGTTTTAGGATCATTTAGTGCTTTTAAAAACTTAATAGGATCTGTTTCTACGATATTATATAATGCTACTTTTTTAGCATTATCATTCATAATATCTGGATTCATAGCTGTTAATTGACGAACCACAGCATTTAATTGTGATTTTTTATCTGTCAACAATTCATTATAAGCAAGATTGGCTCTTGTTTTAATAACAATCTCATCTTGTTTACGATTAATTTCTTCATATTGATCTGTTAGATAAAAAGAATAATCAGTAGATATTTTAGATTCTTTTTCATTTTTAGCTACTTTATAATGTCCTTGTGCATAACGATATTTTAACCAATCAGTAATATTAATTGGACCTTTATCATCTAATGCTATCTCTAAATCTAATCCACCATTGGAAACAGAAATAGTAAATGATTTCCAATAATTTTCAATTTTAAGACGTAATTGTTTATCAGTATCATCTAATCCTAAGAAAGGAATTAAAATATTCTTTTCTTCATCATCAGTTAAAGGATTATAGATTCGAGTAGTACCTTTTAAGAAATAAGAACCTAATCGTTGAGACTGAGTATCAGTAACTAATTTAGGTAAATGTGTAGGTTTTGAAGTAATGTTTAATGTTACTTTTTGCATAATATTTTTCTTCTCTTTGTTTTTAAAAACGGACAGAGAGCCAAAGAGAAGAATATCTAATCTTTGACCCCCCATCCAATTACTTATTCAGCGTCACAACGTAAATCAATAGAAGTATCAAAGCGTTTTAAGCAGATACCACCAGTACGTAAGTAGTGAACACTCATACCATCAATGTCAGAAGCACGCAATAAAGCAGTAGGATCTCCAAAACCTTTAGGTACTTCAGAACCAGCTACAGCCCAACGTTTCATTTCACGACCTTTTTCATTGATAGCTTGTACATTGTTTTCACCATCGTAATTAGAGTTATCAACAAAAGTCATTCTATGAGATTCAATAGAGAATCCTGTAACAGGATGTTTTCTTGAAGCTTGAGCAACAGCACTATGGTCATATTGTGGATTATAAACTACATTAAGAACGTGTCCATCAACGTGACGATATTGTGTAAAATAACGACCTAGAGATAACTCTTGACCATTAGAATTAACAAATACAGCATCATTGAATTTAGCAAACTCATTAGCATTAATGTAATTTTTCATTGCATCATCAAAATCTCTACGACCACCAGTACCTGTATATACAGTAAGAACTTTATTTTGACAATCTGTCATAGTGTAATAAATATCACCAATCAAGTTTTTCAATTTTTGTTCTGTAAGAACAGAGAAAGTATCTTTGTGTATAATTTGTTCTAATAAACCAGGACCAATAATAACAGGTTGACCATTTTCATCTAACATAGTAGGTTGACCAGCTTCAGTATAAGACTGTTTACCATACCACATTAAGTTTTCCCATTCTTCTAACCATTGTAACATATATTGGTATTCTTCCCAATCCATCCACATATTTGTTTTCTTTCCACCTTTTACAGTAAATTGAAAATCAGCTACCATATTTTTAGTACGACCAGCCATTTGATACGATTTACGAATAGTAGATAACTTATGACGTACCATTCCAGGAGATTGCGAGTTAGATTTATTTCCACGAGAGAAATCAGTTCCAACAGGAGCAAACAATTGACCTAATTGTACACCTTCAGTTAAATCAGAAACAGGAATAGATTCAGCAGGATTATTTCCAGCAATTTGTCCAGTATATTGATAACCACCTTGAACAGGAACTGGATCACTCATTACACGAAATTGACGTTGAGAACGAGTAGATACCATATAATCTTTAATCAACCAACGGTCTTTCATTACAAAAGTGAAGGGTTGATAACCAGCACCTAATGCATCACTAGCTGTAACAGCTACTGTAGATGTACGTCTGTGATGTACCATTACACGATATTCGTATTCGTTACCTGTAATTCCTTTTACGTTTTTCATTCCTTCTGTCATATAAGTCAGAGGAAAACGTTTGTCCATAGAACCAGCTAAATGAATAATAGCAGGAGTCAATACATCAGGTCTTATAGCCAATGCTTGAGCAACACTATTACTAGTCGTCATTTGCTGGTCATTAAATATTTGTTTTATGATTTGCATGGTGTTTTATTTTAAGAGGTTAAGTTCTTTATTTACTTTATTTAGTAAAATCAAAATCTTCAAGCTCTAAATTCTCAATAGAAGTATGTCTTCCACCAGCAACATTATTTGTTGTTTTAGCGGAACGTATTCTATCTCTAAGTGATTTAGAAACTTGAGTATCAGCAGCTTGTTTGATAACCCCATCTAATTTTAATCCTCTTTTTACTAATAAACCAATCATCATAATTTGTTCAGGAGTAAGTGTTTGAGAATCTTTTAGATATTGAGTTTTACCTTCATTATCTGCTTTAAACATATAATCCATTAATTCTGTTTTTTCAGTTTTAGATAACGGAATACCATTAACTACACCTTTATTAACTATTTCAGTTACAGAACTATAGAATTGTTGTTCATTTTCTTTTTGCTTATCAGCATATTCTTTTTGACTATTAATTAACTCTTTATGTTTATTTTCATTTAGAGTAACTAATTCTTGTTTAGATTCTTTTGCTTGTTCAAATAACAAATCAGAGTTTTCTAACATTGTTATTTGTTTTTCAATCATAGAATCATTAAATCCTTTTTCTTTATAAAATTGACGTACTAACTGTCTTTGTGTAGCAATATCAGTTTCACTTAATTCAACAGATTTAATATCAGCAACATTATTTAAACTTTTAAAGAATACATCTGGATCACCATTATAGTTATCAACAAATGTAGCAAATTCTTTAATACGTTCATTCTTAGATAATAAAGATTCAAATTGACTCTTAGCTTTTTTAGTAGCTATTAAATCAGCAGCAGTAATAATACCTTCTTCATCATCTTTTAATAATGATAATTCACTATCATCAAAATCTAATCCTGATTTCTCAAGAATAGATAAATAAATAGGGTCTTCTTCTTTATCGTTATCTACCTTTTCAGGGGCAGGAGGTAAAGGATTGTTTGTTGTTGTAGAAGATTCATCTATAGTAAAATCTCCTGAGACTTCTTTTTCAAGAGGTTTTTCAGTAGAATCTACTATGGGCAGTCCTTCAAAACTTTCTATTTCAAATTCAAATGGCATATAATTTTTACTTCTCTTTTAATAAATTACAGTTTAATTGTTTTTATTGTCAACAACAGTATTATACTATTTAACAAGTATAATAACTATCATTCCTTCTTGTTGATTTTATCTCGTTCAATATCTTCTTTTTCTTTATTGTTACGGATTTTTTCTTCAAGTTCTTTGTATTTCAAATCAATTTCTAGTTTTTTGATTTGTAGTTCTTCTTCTTTATACGGATCTAAAGGAGTATCTAACTTTTTATATTCTAAAGCTAGTTTTTCTTCTTCAATATGTCTTTGTTCTTCTAAAGCTTTTTGCTGTGCTTGTTGCTCTTGACGTGCAGTTTCTTGTGCTTGTTTTTCAGATTCTTTTACTTTATCTAATAAAGAACTAAAACTTGTTGCTCTCATAGTTTCTGCTACAGTAGATAAAGCAACTCCATTCTGTACCATTGCTTGAGTAAGTGATTGTATATTTTGTAAGTTTTCTTGGTCTTTTAAATTGTTAGATACAAATATACCATACACAGATTCCATGTGTTTTTGTCCATCAATAGTTATATAAGCATAAGAACCATCTGATCTTACATACATAGCTTGTTTACCATCTAAATAAGCATATTTAGACATATCTAATAATGCTTGTAAATCACGTCTTTCAAATTGAGCAAACATTCTAAACCATTCTTCAGTAATATGAGAAGATTGAATAACAGCTCTCTCACTTACACCCTTCCCCTCATACGGTCCTATTTCACCTTTACGTTGAGGAGATACACCAGATAAAGATTCCCATTGACTTAAAATAAATCGAATCAATTCTATATAAGTAACTAATGTTTTATTGGTTAAATCTAATAATTGATTTAAAGAATTACCAGCTTTAACTCCTTCTTGATTCAAATCTACAAAACCGATACCAGTCTTATCTATCCAGTAGAACCAATCTTTCATATCCATTCCATCAGGAATTAGATTTATATCAAATAATGCTATAACATCTTTAGCTTTAGCAACAGATAATTCCAATCTATACATATAAGCATTATATAAAATCTGATAAGTAATACCATCAGAAACAAACGATTGTATTTTATCTGTTGTAGGATTATATACTCTACCATTTATAGGTAACTTACATCCACCAACTCCAACTAAAGAACGTTCATAAGGATATACTCTACCACGAAGCATATATAAATGATCTATCATAACTACTTCTCTTACTTCATTTTGATATTCCCATTCAACAGATTCATTTTCTTGTAACTTATAACCTTGTTCTACTTCTTTAATTTGTGGCATACCTATTTCATCAAAATAAGTAACATAACCTACTTGTTTAATAGATTTCCAATATACTTTTACTTCTTCCAATAAACTTAATGCTTGTTGTACATTAGCAGAACTAGAAGAATACAATGTATAAGCAGAACCTTTACCTGAAGGATTTTGTAAGTAATCAATAAACTCTTTTTTATTTTCTAGTTTAGCTATTTCTTCTGAATAACGAGATAACACATCACTAGATGTAACATAAGTACGAACAATTTGCCAACCAGCATCTTCAATAAACTTTAAATTCTCACTGCGTTCATAATCTACATGATAAGGTTGAATATCCTCATAAATAATTCTATCCTTAATAACATCTTTATAAGATACACATCTACCATAGATTAACCATTGTTTAAATAAATCTTGAAACTTATCATACAATTCTAAATCATACTTTATATAACTTAATATCTCATCACCATGTTTAGCACGTTCATCTTTATAAGATAAATTAAATTGTTGCATAAATTCATCCATTGGTGGTAACTCTCTGGATTCTTGCTCAGTCTCTTCTCCTAATTTATTTAACTCATTAATAAACTGTTGATATAAGTATCCTCTTACAACTTGTAATTGAGCATCTTCTTTTTTATTTACTACATCAGGATTAGCTACTATAACCGTATCATTTAATGCACGTTTAGCTTTCTCACCAATTAAAATATTAACAATAGGCTTAATAATATTATGATTTCTTACTTCAGCAGTAAGATTTTCCATCTTAATACCAAATGGTTTTAACAAGTTGTTATAATCACTTTGTATTAAATCACCTTCATAATACTGTTTCAATTTTAATAATGCATCATATTCACTATTGTAATTATTAAAATTAGACATAGATAAAATAGCATCATAAGTAGTCTTGTGAAATACTTCATCTTTTTTAGATGCTGGAATGGATTGATCAGGTAGTTGTTGCATAACCTACACTTTTTAAAAATTCTATACGTTTATTTCTTTTGCCTGAAGTTACGGGTTTTGTTTCAATTTCTTTCTTATAAAACATACCTATAATTAAAGCAGAAATTCTATCAAAGTTACCTTTATCATTATACTTATACAACTCTCTTAATAGAGGAATATCATAAATAAACTGATAGCGATAATATTCTTTTCCTTCTTTAACAGAAACAACTTCCATTAACCAATCTCGTAAATATAATAAACCTTGTTTCTTACGTTCACCTGTCATGTGACATCCCCAATTACGTTGAACAGAAGATTGTAACTCCTTTTTATATTCAAATTGAAATTCTTCTTGTAACATATTCAATTTCTTTTTACGTCTAGCAAAACCTATTACATCACCTCTATCATTCTCAAATCCTATCTTAGAATTATAAAATTCAGCCATCATAAATAACTGTTCATTATAATAATCTTGACTCTTTGGTCTGCCTACCCAACCACAAATAGGTAATTCATTAAATGTATGTGATATATTATTAGTACGTTTAATTACATAAGCAGCTCCTAAAGATGTTTTATCAGAAGCATCTTCTAAAGCATACGGGTCATGTATTGTATAATACATATCATTAGGAACAACATCATTAACCAAATGTGGTAATTCTAACACAGCAATACAACCATCAATTGTATCATCTGGAGAATGTGGAAATTTATCTATAAAATATTCTTGTCCATTAGGATCATGTACAAACTTAATAACTCCATCTACTCGTTCAAAATGACCATAGGTATATAAATTATTCAAGTGATGTGCTTTAACATAACTTTCTTGACTCTTTAATTCTTTAATAGGCATAATAGAATTAAAGGTTTGCATTAATGCTTCAGAAAGAGTAAGAGGATTCTCAGCTATATATTGATCATACGCTTCACGTTTACCATTCTTCTTCTTTTCTCTTTCTCTATTTTCATGTTCAGTAGCTTCTAATCTATTAGAATTACCATGTCTATCTTGATACATTTCCATGTTACAAGAAACAGGCATAAATACAGAACAATATGTACCACTTAATTCTTCATCCCATTCGTTAAGAAGAGGTAAACAATTATATGCTTCAGGATTATAACTTAATTCTTCTAATCCTTCAATATCATCACTTTTAGAACCACCTGTACCAAAAGCAATCATTTGTCCAGATACATAACCACCTTGTTCTACAGATGGTCTAGTTACTTCCCAACTCTTAATTAAATTTCTAAATTTACCAGCTTCTTCAAAGAAAATTAATTCACCACGTTTACCACGACCTTTATCAGGATTATTATGAAAAGACAATCCAATCACTTCATTTAATAATCCATGCTCATCATAAATACCAGTAATAGGATTCTTCTCAGAAAATCCTGCTTTCTTATGAAGAGATTGATCTACAATAAAAGGTTGAGCAAATGCAGTATGCTTATTAATAAAATTAATATTAGCCCATGTTTTATCTAATAATGCATCACCAACTAAATACTCTTCATCAATAGCAAATGCATAATTAATACTTTTTTTACCAAGATGATAATTACGATTGAGCATAGAAGCAGCTTTATAGGAATAACCTCTACCTCTTGTTTTAGTTAAACTTAAATGATGTCCACCATCCAAATAATCTGGATGTATTCTATACATTAAATTCAATTTATCTAATTCTTGTAGAGATATACCACTTCTAGCAATATCAATTAACCAAAACCAATTGTAATCACCATCCCAAAATGCAGGAAAGTCTTGAACTTTATCAACTTTTTTACTTCTACTCTTAGTAATAATAACATTCTCAGGTATTCTAAGAATTTGACAATAATTTAAATACCAATAATGATAACCTGTAATTTTAACATCACCTACTTGATACCCATTAATAGACCTTTTCTTTTCTTCATCCCAAAAATCATAATAGTCTTTAGTACCTATAGGTGCTTCACAATAATAACCTTTTTTTAAAAATCGTAATGCAGATTCTCTAAAATAATCAGTATTAACAAACATACATTATGAATTATATTTTGTTTTAGATACACCACCTCTAGTAGAACCACTTTTACTCATTGATTTAACTTGTTTTTCTAACTCCATAATATTATTACTTACATTACCTAAATCTTTAAGAGAACCTGTAACCATATTAGGAGTGTAAACTAATTTACCTTTATCATCTTTCTCATTAAAATCTAATGTTTCATAAAAAGAAGCTAATTTATAAATAGCAGCTTTAGCAGATATAAACAATCTAACTAAATCGCTTTGAGTCATCTCTACATATTTAGCAATACCTTCTTTAATAACATCATCTTCTTTCCAATCATCAGCTAAATCAAGAGTCTTTTTAAGTGTTATTTCTCTATCATGTTGAGGGAGAGGGAGATAGGGTGAGGAATAATCACTTGATAGAAATATATACATCAATTCTTTCTTAGCTAATTGCTTATTTCTACCTTGAGAATCTCCAGGTGAACCTTTATCTCTCCTTATAATAGTACGAAAAGGTTCTACTTCTATAGCTAATGGAGAAGGACTAACTGTTAATTTATCTAAATCTACTTCTAATAATTCCATATATATTTAAAATAAAAGAATCACATTGCTGTGATTCTTATTTATTTAATCTAAATGATTATAAATTTCATAAGTTAAAAATCCAACTAAATGAGAATACACTTCATCTGTAACATCAATTAATAAAGGAACTTCTATTCGATTACAAATAAAAATAACAGCGTGCATTATTTCATGTTGTAAACAGCGATAATCAGAAAGAGTAGTTGGAACCACTCTCATTCTAATTAAAATAATACCATTACCAAAGTCAACACATCTTCCTTCAACACCTAAATTCATTTTAATAGAATTTAAGTCATTTTCAGTCAATTCTTTATTCATTGTAGATAATTCATCTATTACTTCTTCATCAGTTTGATTAAATGAAAAAGCAACAATTGAAGGAAATATATTAATTGGAATTTTAACAAACATATTTTACTATTACAAACTTTATGTTCATACATTTAATTAATAATTAAACTTGATTGTCTAGCTGAATTAGCTAAACGCATTGTTTCCATACGTTTTAACAATTCATCATATTCTACATTAGAATCAAATGTTGCTACAACAGCAGAATCATGGAATATACTTAACAAACCTTGATTAGTATGTCTTGCAGCAATAGGTTCTGATCCACTCATTAAAACAATACCTTGTCCTAAACTATGTTTACCATTAGTTTTAACAACAGTATAAAATACATCTATAGTATTTGTAATTACATTAGTCTTACTAGGTAATCCTATAATACCAAAATAATCACTACTTAAATCTAATGCATCAAAATCAATTAATGGTATAATATGATTGACACTATTTTGTTTATTACTCATTTTATTAGTTTTTCTTTCTCTTTGGCTTTACTTTTTTCTCTACGTTCAATATTACTATCTTTATAAACGTATGCTTTTTCATTTAATTGAAACGTTCCTAATTTACGCATTACAAACGTTCTTCCTTCTTTCATACTCAACATTGCCATGTGGGATTGAGCATTAACAATTTTCTCTACTTCAACAGAAGATATACCAAATTGTTGACCTATCTCTAAATACAATTGTCTTTGAGATTCTACCATACAAATTTAAGAGTTAATGTTTCACACTTAACATTTAAAAACAATTCCATAAAATCATATCCAAAGGGGAGAGGGAGTAAGATGCCTTTGTCTTTTAATCTTTTGATGTAATTATTTAACGTATTGAAATCTTTAATCTTCAATCTACTAGCAACTTCTTTCTTACCAATAGCAGAAAACACATTTATATCAATCTTTTGATTAACTAATTCATCATTAACTTCTAAAAATGTAGCTAATACATCAATCTCTTTCTCAGATAAATTATAAAAAGAAGTAAACAACTGTATGTACTTCTTATAACTCATCTTTCCTTTAATAGTTATTACTTTATTACTCATTAACATTTAATATAACATTCTTCTTTACACTATTATAACAACTTATTTTATAATAGTCAATACCTAAATTAATTCTCTCTATATAAACCCCCTACCTAATATCAATTTATAAATAACCCCCCCATCATCTACTCCTCTCTCCTTCTTAATAAGAACATTATACTACTATATATGTAAGACATATATCTATCAAATGTATATAACAATCACATATATCTTATAAATATATGTATAACATATAGTTAAGTAATATTGTGAGTATCTATTAAATAAATTAGTACATATATAATTATATAATTGAGAGTATGTATTAAGCTTAGTTTTAAAAAAATATAATAAAATTATAAAGTTGAATGTATGTATGGAGTGTATTGCCACCTTAGTAAAACCCCCCATAGGCTTGCGCTATTTTTAATAGCCCCCTAATGTTAAATTAATAATAAGGAGAAAAAACATGAAAGTTCTTGAAATAATCAAATCAGGATCATTCGCTAACGAAAATGGTGAGGTTACCGCCAATTGGAACTACATAAGTGTAGAAGAAGATGGTTTTATCCTTAGAGGTCTGGTAAACACAATACCAAGTAAAAGTTTAAAGGTAGGAGACAATATCCCACCTAAAGCGCTTAAACAAAACTAAGCGCTACCTACAGTAATGTAGGTTGGTAATAATACAACTGATTGCTCAAGTCAGTTGTATTTAAATTTATTGAGCTGAATATAACTGATATAGTAACATATATCAGTTAGTATTTTATATAGATTAATGTACTGATTGAATACATTAAAACAGTCTATAAATTTTCTATTTCAATCAATAAATTCATCTTAATATTCAGGAGAAAACCTAACAAATGGTTGAATATCAAGGTCGTTTAATCACTTGGTTAGAGTGGTTAGACATCATTAGCAGAAGATAAAGTAAGCTAATGATATTACTTCAGTTACAATTCTGAAGGAAAATAAAAATTGATTTTTTTTATTTAATGATGTGGATATTATTTAGTTAATTAACGTATTAACTACATCATATATTCACATCATTTACATCAATTGTTAAAATAGCATCATAAATATATTTATCATTCTTATCTGATATACTTATCTATATCACTAAGCAATAATATCTTAATTTATCATACTATTTTAACAATTAACTCTTATTGTCTTACTCTAAATAACAATAAGAACTAACAAATCTACATTAAATCTACATTAAATTAATCAAGGAAATATTATGATCACTATTAGTAAAAAAATAGCGTTGAAACACGCTAAAAGAATGAAAAACGCTGCAAAAGCTGGACTTATTGGCGATTATAAGTCAGCAGCTGCGATTGCAACCGCTATCTTATGGGATATAGCACCTCATATCGCTGAACAATTACCAGATGGTAACTCTTGTCCTCGGGCATTTAGTCGTGAATGGGATGAAGTAAAAGTAGAATAAGAATTTAGACCTAAGCATTGTCATTAAACTGCTTATTAATTTTAAACAAAGGAGAATATCATGAATTTAGTAATAGCACCAATCGAATTAATCAAATCTAATTCTAATAACTCTGTACGTCTTGTACGTTTCGGAGATGATTATGATGTCATTTTAGAAAATGACAAAGGAACTGAATTTTTCACATTTAAAAGCTTAAAAGAAGCTGAAAAATTTTATAACACTAAAACAGGAGAAAAAGAATAAATAATGTATGAAGATTTAAAATTGCTAATCGAACAGCTCCAGAACCATCTGGAGTTGTTTCAAAATACAGGAGAAGTACAAGTACTTTTCCATGATTATAACTCGAAAAAGGAATATGAAATAGTCAACTTCAAGTTCGAAATGGAACTTGTTGAAGAATCTATTCCAATTTTAAAAGTAGCATTACAAAGCTACGAAAGAGAATGATATGAATATATTTATTGACATTATTTTAATTCTATTGATGCAGTTAGCATCATTACCTTTCTTTTACATGATAATATCAAGTTATTATGAAAAGAAATATACCCATAAAACAATGGGTGAAGTACAAAGAGAGATTACATCTCGTGTACTTTCTATAGTTGTATATCTGATGGTATACAATACCATATTCTTTCTATGGTGGTATTTTCCATGAAATATTTATTCATAAATAAAAAGGAACTTTTAATCTGAAAGAATGTGCAAACCACTAGATTATTAAAGTAGCTTGGATTTTATTTTTGATTCTAATTAAGTTAGTTTATGAACAACAACACGTATGGGAAAACCAAAAGATGAAAGAGATGTGATTCCTTATTATATTTAACATAACTCTACTTACTTAAATGTAGAATTGTTGTAACTGGTGTCACATAACAGTCCAGATATAAGAAAGCACAGTTAAGCGAACTTATAACAATGTAGAGTTATGTTAATTTTTAAGTTTAATTTATGAATAGGATTGTGTAACAATCATTTAAAATATTAAATGAAAAAAAAACTTAATTCACAAAAAAAATACTAATCTTGAATTAACAGAATATTAACTTAAATATCTTAGTAGGGATAAGAGCCTGCAAATTAATGGAGAAATCCTAGTATTTTATATTTTATAAACAATAAATGATAGTCAGTAGCATAAGTTGCACATAAATACTTGTATGTCATTAAGTAGTAACAAGTAATGCGATTGTTTATAAATAAAACAGGCTAAACATTGAACCTGATTGAAATAGAGTTAGCATAGAGATATTAGGTTACATTGAAACAGTATGTAACTGGCGAATGCGATTTCAATAAAGATATACAGCGTAATCTGTAATGTGTTGTTCCCTTTGGAAAGGAATTGTGGAATTAAGAGAGTTAGAAATAACCATACACTCTACAACACAAATGAGTTCCAAGCTAGATCGTACTCTTACTTACAATACGATAGTTAGTGTGAAAACTTATACTCGTAACTTCACACAGTAAGACAAGACGGTGCTACCCATAAAATATTCTGTATAAAAATAGAATAAGACAACATCATGTCGTGAGATATTGTGTTATTGTTTTTATATAGTCAGGTGGCGAAATTGGTAAACGCTATAGGCGACTGCCTTATTGTACAGGTTCGAATCCTGTCCTGACTACTAATTAATAATTTAACTTATAATACTATGAAAATAATTAATGAATATCATAATGAAAAAGAAATATTATCACAATCATTAAAATCTGAATTAGATTGGACTTTAATTGGTTGTAATAGAAATTCAGAAGAAATAGTTCATAAAATTCTTGATAATATTTTAAATACTCATAAGAATGGTAAAGTAGGTGTTCTTCATGGTTTTGAAGGAGGTTTAACTATTGATTATATTCATATTGAAACTCAAGAAGAATGGAGATTTGTAATGGGTTTTACTGAATTGGGTTATTAGACTGAATGTAATGCTCCTAAAAAAGAGTTAAAAGGATATATTAATTATGGATTTTAATACTTAATTCATAAATATAGCAAGCCCCTTACGCTAACATTTGCGTAATTAAGGATTATTAATATATAACTTATTCCAACCAGTTCGTCTGTGTATCACCCATATTGGTGTTCGTTATATATCTTTTGACCTATCGGAGAAACCTCGTTACTATGTATCTATTGTATAATCAATAGTGTAACTACTATCCGACTTCTAAACAGGCATTGATGAATTTACATCTTACTCTGTTGGATATTCCTTTCTATGTCAGAATGGTCAAACATAAATTACCCATTCCTCTCTCCCAAAACAATAGGTGTGAGATATGTGTGAATGAATTG